TTAGAGAAGCAAATAGATTGTTCTTTATATTTTGGGAAGCTTGTAAGGCAGATAAAAGATGTTACGGAATGTGTTACCTTAAAAACCGTAGATCAGGATTTTCTTTTATGTCATCAGCAGAAACAGTTAATTTAGCTACTATATCAAGTGATAGTAGATATGGTATACTATCTAAATCAGGTGCAGATGCAAAGAAAATGTTTACAGACAAAGTTGTTCCTATATCAATTAACTATCCGTTCTTTTTTAAACCTATACAAGATGGTATGGATAGACCCAAGTCTGAATTAGCGTATAGAGTACCGGCTAGTAAGTTCACGAGAAAAAAAATCACAGAGAACGAACAACTAGAAGATATTAAGGGATTAGATACTACTATTGATTGGAAGAATACAGGAGACAATAGTTATGATGGGGAAAAACTAAACTTATTAGTTCATGATGAAAGTGGTAAGTGGGAAAGACCAGATAATATATTAAACAACTGGAGGGTTACAAAAACTTGTTTAAGGTTAGGTAGTAGAATAATAGGGAAATGTATGATGGGCTCTACTTCAAACTCCTTAGACAAGGGAGGGGGTAATTTTAAAAAACTATATAATGATTCAGATGTTACAGAACGAAACCGTAATGGACAAACAAAATCTGGTTTATATTCTTTGTTTATCCCAATGGAATGGAACTACGAAGGCTTTATTGACGAACACGGATATCCAGTTTTTGATAATCCAGATAATGATGTGTTCGGACCAGATGGCGAACTAATAGATATAGGTATAATAGAGCATTGGGAAAACGAAGCTGATGGGTTAAAACAAGATCAAGATGGTTTGAATGAGTTTTATAGACAGTTCCCAAGAACCACAGAGCATGCCTTTAGAGATGAAACTAGAAACAGTATATTTAACTTAGTTAGAATATATGACCAGATAGATTACAACGATGGAAGAGGAGTTAGTATTAACACTGGTAATTTCCAATGGGTTAACGGAATTAAAGATACACAAGTTATATTCTATCCAGATCCAAAAGGTAGGTTTAAAGTAAGTTGGGTTCCACCTCAACATATGCAAAATAAAATAATATTAAAAAACGGTATTAAATATCCCGCTAACGAACACATGGGAGCTTTTGGTTGTGATAGTTACGATATATCAGGAACTGTAGATAGAAGAGGATCAAATGGAGCATTACACGGATTAACAAAATTCTCAATGGAGGACGCTCCACCAAATCATTTCTTTTTAGAGTACGTAGCTAGACCACAAACAGCAGAGATATTTTTTGAAGACGTTTTAATGGCTTGTGTGTTTTACGGAATGCCAATACTATGTGAGAATAATAAGCCTAGGTTATTATACCACTTTAGAAGACGTGGTTATAGAGGGTTTAGTATGAATAGACCAGATAAAACATGGAATAAATTATCTGTAACAGAGAAAGAAATTGGAGGTATACCAAATTCAAGTGAAGATATAAAGCAGGCTCACGCGGCTGCTATAGAGATGTACATACAACAATACGTTGGGGATTTAGGAAATCAAAGTTGGGGAACGATGTATTTTAATAGAACGCTTAATGATTGGGCTAAATTCGATATTACAAAAAGAACAAAATTTGATGCATCTATAAGTTCTGGTTTAGCTATAATGGCATGCAATAGAAATTTATATGCTCCAAATGCAAAAATTGAAAAACAGTCTATAAGTTTAAATGTAGGACGTTATCAAAACAAAGGTAACACATCAAGATTAATTAAAGAATAATATGAGAAGAAACGCAAACTTCCCAAGTCAAATAGTTAGTGATCAAGAGAAACTAAGCGAAGAATATGGTTTAAAAGTAGCTCAAGCCATAGAAAACGAATGGTTTAATGATTCTGGATATAATAACAATAGGTATTTAACAGATACTAACAACTTTCACAAACTACGTTTATACGCTAGAGGAGAACAAGGTACACAAAAATATAAAGATGAGTTATCTATAAATGGTGACTTAAGTTATTTAAACTTAGATTGGAAACCAGTTCCTATTATACCTAAGTTTGTTGATATTGTTGTTAACGGTATGACCGAAAGACTATTTAAAGTCAATGCTTATTCTCAAGATCCATTTGGAGTTGAAAAGAGAACTAAGTATATGGAGTCTATACAAAAAGACATGGACACAGCTGAGTTCAATGATATGGCTCAAAACCTTATGAACATGGATCTTTACGAAAACAAAAAAGAAGACCTCCCTGAAAACGAAGACGAACTAGCCTTACACATGCAGCTAAACTATAAGCAAGCTGTTGAAATAGCAGAAGAACAAGCTATAGATGTTTTACTTAGAGGTAATAGATACGACTTAACAAAGAAAAGATTATATTACGATTTAACAGTGTTAGGTATAGCTGCAACAAAAACTTCTTTTAATAAATCAGAAGGAGTAACTATAGATTACGTTGATCCAGCAAACTTAATATACTCTTACACTGAATCACCTTATTTTGAAGACGTGTATTACGTGGGTGAAGTAAAAGAAATCCCTATTAACGAATTGATAAAACAATTTCCGGATTTAACAGAAGAGGATTTAGAGGATATTGATAAAAACAACTATAAGGGAAGAACTAGAGCTGGTAGACAAAAACCTTACGATCGAGATAAAAACAAAGTAACAGTTCTTTATTTCAATTACAAAAGCTTCATGAGTGAGGTTTATAAAATGAAAGAAACTGGAACTGGAGGAGAGAAGGCAATAGAAAAAAACGATACTTTTAATCCACCGGAAAACAAAGAGGGTGGATTTGGAAAATTAGATAGAAAAATAGAGTGTTTATACGAAGGAGCATTGTTGCTAGGAACTGACAAACTTTTGAAGTGGGAGAAAGCTAGGAATATGATGCGTGAAAAAAGCGATTTCACTAAAGTTAAAATGAACTACTCTATAGTTGCACCTAGAATGTATAACGGTAAAATAGAATCGCTAGTAAGTAGAATAACAGGTTTTGCTGATATGATACAACTTACACATTTAAAATTACAACAAGTAATGTCTAGAATGGTTCCTGATGGAATCTATTTAGATGCTGATGGATTAGCTGAGGTTGATTTAGGTAACGGAACTAATTACAATCCACAAGAAGCACTAAATATGTTCTTCCAGACGGGTAGTATTATTGGTAGAAGTTTTACTTCTGATGGAGATCAAAACCCTGGTAAAATTCCTATTCAAGAGATACCTAGTAGTGGCGGACAAAAAATGCAGAGTTTAATTGGGACATATAATTATTATTTACAGATGATTAGAGATACAACCGGATTAAACGAAGCTAGAGATGGTAGTACTCCAGATGAAAGATCTTTAGTTGGAGTACAAAAGATGGCGGCCGCTAATTCAAACACAGCTACAAGACATATATTAAATGCTGGACTATTTTTATCAGCAGAAGTATGTGAAGCTTTGTCTTTAAGAATATCTGATATTATAGAGTACTCTCCAACAAAGGAAGCTTTTATCCAAGCTATAGGAGCACACAACGTCGCTACATTAGAGGAGATGGCTGAATTACATTTATATGATTTCGGTATATTTTTAGATTTAGAACCAGATGAAGAGCAAAAAGGATTATTAGAAAACAATATACAAGTAGCCTTATCGCAACAAACTATAGATTTAGAAGATGCTATAGATTTAAGAGAAATTAAAAATGTTAAGTTAGCTAATCAACTGTTGAAACTTAGAAGAAAAAAGAAACAGCAGAAAGATCAGCAAATGGCTCAAGAAAACATGAAGGCTCAAGCAGATGCAAATGCTCAACAACAACAAGCAGCTGCTCAAGCTGAAATGCAAAAACAACAAGCATTAGTTCAAAGTGAAATACAGATAGAACAAGCTAAAGCGAAAATGAAACAGCAAACACTACAAATTGAAGCTGAGGTTAAAAGATCTTTAATGGATCACGAGTTTGAAATAAACATGAAACTTAAAAACATGGACATCGAGTCTAATAGAGAAAAAGATAACACTAGAGAAAATAGACAAGATCGTAGACAACAAATGGGTGGAGAGCAACAGAAAGATCTAATGAAGGAAAGAGAACAAGTAAAAGAAAAACCATTTGAATCCGCTGGAAACGACGTTATAGGTGGAGGAATGAGATTAGGTGCGTTTGAACCTAAATAAACAAACAAATTATTAATTATTATTATATTATATTATGGAAGAAAACAAAAATGAAGAGGTAGTCGAAAAGACTCCTGAGCAACCAACAGTAGATGAAACTGTAGAAAAGTTAAAAGTTAAAAAACCTAAAAAGAAAAAGTTTGAAGAAACACCTGAGGTAGTAAAGGTAGATCTTAACGAACTTAAAGAAAAAGCTGAAGAAATAATTAAGGTAGATCTAACTAATCCAGTTGAAAAAGTAGAGGCTCCAGAAGAGATTAAAGTTCCTGAGCAACCAACAGAAGAAACCCCTGTAATTGAAGAGGTAACTAACGAAGTTGAAGAAGTAGCAGAAATCGTAGAAAAAGAAGTTGTTAAGTCTATGGAAACTGGAGTTGAACTTCCTGAGAACGTTCAAAAGTTAATGAACTTCATGGAAGATACGGGTGGTGATTTAAACGATTACGTAAAGTTAAATAAGGATTACTCTGAAATGGATAACCACACTTTACTAAAAGAATATTATAAAACAACTAAACCTCATTTAGAATCTGACGAAGTAGATTTTATCATGGAAGATAAATTCTCTTTTGATGAGGAGATGGACGAGGAAAAAGATGTTAGAAGAAAAAAATTAGCGATGAAGGAGCAAGTTGCCGAAGCAAAGCTACACTTGGAAAGTGTAAAATCCAAATACTATGAAGATATCAAAATGGGTTCAAAGCTCACGAGTGAGCAACAGAGCGCAATTGAGTTCTTCAACAGATACAACAAGGAATCAGAGGTAAATCAGAAAGTACAGAAACAAGCTAAATCAACATTTTTAAATAAAACTGAAAACGTGTTTAACGATAAATTCAAAGGTTTTGAATATGAAGTCGGGGACAAGAGATATAGGTTTAACGTAAAGAATGCTGATAACGTAAAAGAAACTCAAAGCGACATTAATAACTTTGTCAAGAAGTTCTTGAATAAAGATAATCAAATGGAAGATGCTAGGGGTTACCACAAGGCTTTGTATACTGCTATGAATTCTGATGCTATTGCTAATCACTTTTACGAACAAGGTAAAGCTGACGCATTGAAAGATAGTGTGGCTAAATCTAAAAACATTGATATGGATCCTCGACAGTCACATGGAGAGGTTATTGATAGCGGTGGAATGAAGTTTAAAGTGCTTGGTGAGAATACTGATGATTTCAAATTTAAAATTAAAAAGAAAAAATAACAAATTTAAAAATTAAAAATTATGGCAATTACACCCGGAAGTTTGTTGAACAAGGTGCCTTCACCACAACAACAAACACTAGCTACTAATTATATCGACTTCGCAGGAGGTTCGACAGGTTGGGAGCAACAATATTTACCAGATCTAATGGAGAAAGAAGCTGAAGTTTTCGGACCGAGAACTATTTCAGGTTTCTTATCACAAGTTGGAGCTGAAGAGTCTATGACGGCTGACCAAGTAGTTTGGTCTGAGCAGTCAAGATTGCATATTTCATACGTAGGTACAGTAGCTACGGCTGGTGATACTAACGGTACGTTTACAGTTGTAACTGATATCGATGGTTCTGCTGACGGTGAAAATGGTTTCGCTGTAGCATCTCACGGTGTTAGAGTTAATGATATCGTGCTTATCGCTACCGCTGGTATCGTTACAAAATGTTTAGTAGTAGAAACTCCAGCTTCGGCTGTTATATCAGTTGAGCCTTACGATAAAGCTACTTTAGCTGGTCACGCTACAACAGCTAGTGGATCAAGAATATTAGTTATAGGTTCTGAGTACGGTAAGGGACAATCTTACTCTGATATTACTGGTGCGAACGCTGCTGACAAAAGAACGGCATTAACGCCAACTTTCAAGTCTTACAGCAACAAGCCAATTATCATGAAAGATTACTACGAGATCTCTGGATCTGATGCTTCTCAAGTTGGTTGGGTTGAAGTTTCAGGTGAAGAAGGTCAAAATGGTTACTTATGGTACTTAAAAGCTGAAGGTGATACTAGAGCTAGATTTACTGATTACTTAGAGATGAGTATGTTGGAAGCTGAAAAAACACTAGCTGCTTCTATTATTGGTTTTGGTGCTGACGGTCAAATTAGAGGTGCTGCTGACGCTGGGTTAAACGGTGCTGGTACTGAAGGTTTATTCGCTGCTATCGAATCAAGAGGTAATGTTACTTCTGGTGTTACTGGTGTTAACGCTGCGACTGATTTAGCTGAATTTGATGCTATCTTAGCTGAGTTTGATAAGCAAGGTGCTATTGAAGAAAACATGATGTTTGTAAACAGAGCTACTTCGTTAGCAATGGACGACATGTTAGCTTCTATGAATTCTTACGGAGCTGGAGGGACTTCTTACGGAGTATTCGACAACGAAGAAGATATGGCGTTAAACTTAGGTTTCTCTGGATTTAGAAGAGGTTCTTATGACTTCTATAAGTCTGACATGAGATACTTAAATGACAAAGCTACAAGAGGTGGAATAAATGAAATCGCAGGTAGCGCAGCTATCAGAGGGGTTATTGTTCCAGCTGGAGTATCGACTGTTTATGACCAATCTTTAGGAAAGAATCTTAAAAGACCATTTTTACACGTTAGATATAGAGCTTCGCAAACTGACAATAGAAAAATGAAGACTTGGGTTACTGGTTCTGTAGGAGCTACTACATCTGCTTTAGATGCAATGCAAATACACTACTTGTCTGAGAGATGTTTAGTTACACAAGGTGCTAACAATTTCATGTTAATGAAATAAGCATTTATTATATTAAAAGACCGGGGCTTCGGCCTCGGCCTTTTATTTTATTAATTTTATTATATATTATATTATGGCAAAAAAAGAAACAGCAACTAAAGAAGTTGCACCGGTTGTAGAGCAACCAAAAGAAAAATGGGAAGTAAAAGATAGAATGTACTATTTAAAGGGTGGTAAAAAACCATTATCCCGAAGTGTTAAGTCCGCAAACTTATATTGGTTTGATGAAGAAAAAGGATTTGAAAGAGAAATAAAATATTGTGAAAACCAAAGAACACCATTTGTAGATGAAATGCAGGGTGATCAAAGATTATCGCATATAGTTTTTAGATCTGGAATGTTAATGGTACCAAAAGAAAAAACAATTTTACAAAAGTTCTTATCTTTGTATCATCCAGATAGAGACGTTATGTTTTACGAAGACAAACCTGTAGCAAGAGCAGAAAATCATTTAGACTGGTTAGAGTTTGAAATAGCAGCTATGAACGCAGCAAACAATCTAGAT